ATGCCCTTGAAATCGGCATAGCACAGGCCGCCGCCGGTGAAGATGAGGACCCACATATTCCGGTTTCGCTTGGCCTTTCTGATTGCGCGGTCTACGTTAAGCTCACTCTCGCAGAAAGGTTTCGATGGCCTTAATCAGCTTCTCCGGGGTCTTGATGTCATCCTTTTCGTCGAAGTAGCTGATGCCGTCGGCCTTGACCTCGGCGGGGGAAATGACCACGTTCTTGAGCATGGTGTCAATGTACTTGGTGGTGTCCCGGCGTCCGCCGCCGGTCATGCCGCAATCGTCGTTGACGCCGAAGTACCAGGTGGGAGAGACGGACTGGAGGGTGTATTCCTCGCCGTTGACGGTGACTTTCTTCTGCTTAGCCATAAATTTTCGGTAGCCCCTTTCAGATAGTGATTTTGGTTTGTTCGGCCAGTTGGGATAGCCTTTCATGGGTAGCCCCCCTTAGCGGGGGACTACCGACGGCGCATAGATGTTGACGGTGATCGTGCTCTGCTCCTTGTTGCGGGTCAGGTCGGGCATTTTCATTACCCGGCAGTTGTCCGCGCTGAGGGTGAACGCGTCCGCGTCGTTGACGTCGGAGATCGTCACGTTGATGGCCCGCCGCTTCGCCTCCAGCTCCCGCAGATAGGACAGGCTGGAGGACGTAGACATGAGGGTGATAGCGATGGTGCCGCTCTCGTTGGCGTTCTCGGAGTAGGTCACGTCCCCCTTTGCGCCCACGGCGGGGGTGATGCTGTCCTCGTTCTTGGTGACGGACACGACACCATCAGCAGCAAAGCCGGTGATGGCGCGGCCCCCGACAATGACGTTGACCTTTTTAGGGTCATAGCTCGCAACTTCGATGCCTTTAGCCATGATGAATTACGCTCCTTTCTTACGCGCTCAGGGTGGCCCGCAGTACGCCCTTGACTTTGACGGTGTGGACCGCGCCCTCAAGCTGCGCCTCCCAGGTGATGTCCGGCATTTGCCGGGCGCGGGCCTCTTCGTCGGTGGCCTGGGACCGCTTGGGGACTACGACGGTAAAGACGCCCTGCTCGCTCTCCGGGTCCAGGGCGATGATGCCCAGGTCGGTAGCGCGGTTCAGAGCGGAGAACACGCCGGCAGCGACCAGGGCAAAGCCCGCGTCGGTGTAGCCAATGGTGGGGTTCTCCAGGAAGATGTCGTAGAGGTTTTCCCTCATGTTCTTGGCGATATAGTCAGCGCCCATCTGGACGTCGATAAATTCGCCGTCGGCGCATACGCCATTCTTCACATACTCCCGCTTGTACTCGACGGTCAGGAAGTTCACGTTGGCCTCTTCCAGAGCGTCGCGCTCGGCGTTGGTGAGGTCCGGGACGGTGAGGCCCTGGGGCCGCTTGAACTTCCACGTTACGCTCTCAGGATAGAACGGACCCACGTTGCCCACATAGGCGGCGTCGGGGTATTCCTCAGCCTGGTCCCCATAGATGACGATGGACCGGCGGTTGGTAACGGCAAGGCTCTTGTTCTGAGTGCGCCCGAAGTAGAGCTTGCGGTGGTCTTCCTCGCCCGCGCCCAGCTCCGCTTCGGTAGGCTCGGTGGCCTCAGCCCAGGCGCAGAGGGCTTTCACGGCCTCATCGCCGTCCTGGTCGGTCAGCAGGATATACCAATCATCGTCGGTCTCCCGCAGGGTCTCCACGGCCTCCACCAGAGCGGACGCCTTTTCGGTCTCAGCGCTCCCGGAGGGGGCAGCGATACCAGCGATTTTCACCTTGCGGATAAGGGTCTCCGCAAGGGTGGTCTTGCCTTGCTCAAACAGGGCCTCGGCCATAGCAGCGACCTTTTTCCCGGTGAACTCCTCCTTGATGACGTCCAGATCGCGGTAGACGGCCACGTCCTTAGCGCCCTCGGTGGAAAGCAGCAGAATGTCCAGGTTCTCCGTTCCGCTGGGCTTGGCGTCGATATTCACGACCACAACAACGTCTTTCGGCATTAAAATCACTCCTTTACGTTTCCTTTGATTGTGGGTTTCTCAAGTTTGCTGATGGCCGCCGCGTCGGTCCGGGTGTACCGGAGCCGGACATCGAAACCGAACCGGCGGCCCATTTCGTCAAGCTCCAGGGCGTCCCGGCTGGTGGCGTTGGTGACATCAACAACGACGAAACCGGCCCCCGCTATGGCGTCTCTCCCGGTATGCAGGAAAAAGCCCTGGGCCAGCGTTGCCAGCTCCAGGGCCTCATCCGCACCCAGGACTTGCACCTGGGAGCCGTTATCGTCGTAGCAGCGGTTCACGCTGCAAGCAGTAAATGACAGGGTGGCGGTGGGCTGCTCTTCCCGGACCTCCACCAGATCGTCTTGCGTCGCACCCTCACCCAGCGAGTAGTTGCCCATGCCGCCGTCCGGGATATAGTCTGCGGTCACTGAGTAGACGATGAACGGGGGTTCTGCCTCCGGCTGGACCTGGGAGGCCAGCAGGACCGGGACGCCCACGGCCTTGTGAAGCGCGGATATGAGGGCATTCCGCTTCGTAACGAAACTCACGCCCCACCGCCTCCTTTCGGCGCCGCGCCGGTTCTGGCCTCCACCAGATACCGCTTCATCGGGTGGATGCTGTTGTGGCCCAGCTCTTGGGTCACGGTGTAGGTGTTTCCGCTGTCAGGGTCATAGACCTGTGCTCCCACCTGGAGCGCATGGCCGTTGGTGTAGATTTTCTCGCTCAGATCGGACACGGTGCCGGTGATTTCACGCCGTAGGTCCTTGTCGCTCACAGGGAGGACCGCGCCCTCAAAGGGGACGCGCACAGGCTCACCGGCTACCCACTGGCCGCCCTTGTCCTGGTCGTAGTGGCCTCCCGCCTGGACCTCGTACATGGTATGCAGTAGGCCGCCCGGTATCATGGGCTGCGCCATTTTGAACAGGATGCCCATTATTCCTCAACCTCCCACGTGATTGAATTTCGGAGCCGTCCAGTCACCATGAGGGGGCTGTCCGCATAGGACGGATAGCGCTCCCTCTGGATTTTCCCTTTCGGCTCAAAGTTGCTCGCATCGGTCATAAACTCCCGGATAAGGCCCACGGCCTGCCCACCTATCCACGAGATGGCCCCGTCCGCCGTCTGCTGACCTTGCCAGATGAGGGCTACCTCATTCTGGACGATTTCGGCCAGCTTGTTCTTGTTGTGGTCGAAGCCCGCCCGGATGAAGCTGCGCTCCGGTATGGTGACGGAGGGCAGCAGCAGGAACAGGAACTTGAGGTTATTCGGGTTTTCCTTGTCCCTCCGTCCCTTTTTGGCTACGACGCCGAACAGGTAGCCGTCCCTGGACCGGATAAAGAAGAGGTCCTGAAAGTCCCTGGGGCTTTTGTCGTAGCTGTCCTTGTGGATAGGTATGCAGAGGTTCCGGGTGGCCTTGGGCGTGATGGTGGCCCCGTACTCATGGACACGGGCAATCATCAGCAGCTCACTGTCTGCGTTGCCCTGGATGCCTATTTTTATCCGGGTGTGGTTCAGTTTCTCCAGCTCGGCCTTGACCCGCCGCAGGTGCGGTAGGACGTTATCGCGGACCTGCATAGGCTCACCACCTCATGTAGTGGGCCAGGGTCTCCATCCAGGAGGCGCGGGGTTCCTTGTCAAAGGTCCACGACACGTCGGAGATGGAGAACGCCGCAAGGCCCTGAGCGCCGTTCCGCAGGATGGAGAACTCCTGTTCCGCGATGCCCCAGACAATCGCCACGATGTCCTCCGGTAGATCGGATGGCTCATCTTCGGTCGCGTCCTTGGGCAGCACGTACCCGGCGGTGAACTTTACTTCCAGGTAGCGCCGGGGGGCTATGTAGTCGTTCGCAAGGCCGCCGACATAGCCGCGGAATACCCATCCCTCATCGCGGTACAGTACGCCCACGTCTCCGGTCATGGTGAAGTCGTAGCTGCCGGGGGCAATGTCCACGCCGTTCTCGGTGTCCCGGACGTACTCAACCGCCCGGATAGGGTACTGAGTGAGCACAAGCTCCTGAGCACCGGGGGCAACATATCTGTGGGTGTAGGTGGCCTTGCCGAACTTTCGCCCGGTGATGGTCTCAATCCAGGCAGACGCCGAATTGATAAGCCGGATGATGTTGTTCTTTACGGCGGTGTCTGCCGCCTCCGGTGGGATGCCCAGGCGCTCCATCGTGTCTTCGAGCGTTGTCATGGCGTTTGAGGCCAGCTTTACAGTCGGTTCATTTTCCACGGTGTCGCCTCCGTTCTCAGGGGAGGCGCGGGCTACTCGCCCGCGCTCTCCTTTTTGCTGTCGTTCTTAGGGGTTTCCGATTTCTTCTCCTTGGGGCCTGCCTCCCACTTGTTCTCGGCGGGTTTCACACCCTCAGAGGGATAATGTCTTGCCATAGCAAAAACCTCCTTGTAGGGCCTCTCAGGGCCTAATTAAACGGGGACCTCGGAAGCGTCGCCCAGGGCCAGGGCGGCAGTCGCGGTGCAGGACGGAGAAGAGCCGCCGGTGCAGACCATTTCCACCTTGACCTTGACGTACTGCTTGAGGCCCACCAGGTCCAGGTCGAAGTTGACCAGCTCGCCGCCCTCCGCGTCAGTGGAGACGGAGATCGCGCCCGCAGCGTCCAGGGGCGCGTTGCCCACGCAGACCAGCTTATCCTTGACGGGCGCGTAGCCGGTGCTCTGCTGGTCGCTCTCGGTGATGGTCAGCTTCACGGCCATACCCGTAGGGGAGCCGGAGGGAGAGCCGACCTTGACGGCCAGGATGCCGGAGAGGAAGCCCTCGCGGTTGATGGCGTCCTCGCTGGTGTACGGGGTCACTTTGACACTCTGAATAAGTGCGCGTTTCATAGTTGAAATTCCTCCTTGTTGAAATTATAGGGCCGGGGCGGTATGCCCCGGCCTCTGATTAAAACGCCTTGATGTTCTTGACGTGCAGGAAGCTCTCCTTGTGACGGGCGGCGATGTCCACGTACATGAGGGCGCGGGTGGCGGCCAGGTTCTCTTCAAAGGCGTTGTGCTGGTTGCCCTCTTCATCGACCCAGGAGCCGTCCAGGGTGGTGTAGGTCTCAAGGCCCATCTGCTCGCCCACCAGGAGGTCCGCCCAGTTGCCAAAGGCCAGCTCAGTGAGGCCGGTGGTGTCGGTGGTGATCTGGTTGGACACGCGATAGGGGAAGCCCAGCAGCTTGCCGGTGTTCATCTCATCGCGGTAGATGTACGCGCCGGTGGTGGTCTTGAGGTTCATCAGGTAGCCCTCCAGGACGGAGTTGAACGCCCAGCCGAGCTTGTTATCGTCCACGTTCTTTGCCAGGACCTTAGAGCGGACGAACACGGGGAAGTCGGCAGTAATCTTGCCGTTGCTGTCGGCCAGGTCCTCGTTGCTCAGGGTCTTGGCGTCCACGTGCTCAACCTCCTTGTCGGTGAACACGCCGAGGGGCTGGAACTCGCCGCCCTTGCCGAACATAGCGCCGAAGTCAAGGCCCAGCTCCATGCGCCGGGTCAGGTCGTTGGCGAAGAGCTGATCGGCGGAGTAGTTGGTGCTCATCAGCAGCTCGCGGGTCTGAGGCACGATGGCCTCCAGGCGCTTTGCGGACAGACGGATGTTGCCGTAGGTGGGCTGGGTCTTCGCAATCTTGCGAGCCTCACCGCCCCAGGTAGCGCGGGCGCCGCCGGTCATCTTGGGGATGTTCAGGTTGCCGTTGGCCATGGGGACTTTCTGAGCGCCCAGCTCAAAGATGACGGTCTTGGAGTACAGCAGCTCGATGATCTGGTCCAGGTAGATTTCGGGGATGAGGTAGCCGCCGGCAGCAGGGTTGGTGGCAGACAGGGCCTTGAACTCGCGGGCCATGTCCGCATCGTCATACTTCCGCTGCGCGTAGAAAGAGGCGGCGTCGGGGTCATGCTTGCCGAACACGTCCAGGCACTTGATAGCGCGGGCGAGCTGGATAGCAGGCGGGACGGACTTCTTGGCGGTGCTGGTGGGGGTGGTACGGCTCATGTAAATGGAGCTGTACTTCCGCTGGACGGGGGAGGCCGCGCTCTTGCGGGCGCTTTTGGTCTGGTGCTTGCGGGCGGCGGCCTTGCGCCCCTTGGCCTCATCAGTCACTTCCTCATCCTCCTTGACCTCTTCCTCAACGCCGTCATCCTCCTTGGCCTCGCCCTCGGTGGCGTCGATAATCTCACCGACGGCCTCCATGACTTCCTCGGCGGTGACGTCGCCCAGCTCTTCGCCGGCCTCCTTGCGGCTCTTGCGCTTCTCAGCGACAACGGCCATAGCGTCCTCAATCAGACCGGAGATGTCAGCGGGGGCAACCTCGGCAACAGCGTCCTCGGTCCCCTCTTCGCCCTCGGCCTTGGCCTCGGCCTGCTCATCCAGGGCCTCCTTGACGCAAGCCTTGATTTTCTCGGTCAGCTCATCGGCCTCCATCTTCATAGACTTGCGGCCAGCGGGTGCGGTTCCTTTCTTGGGAATAGCCATTTGTAATTTCCTCCTTATAGCAGAATTTCATAGGTGATGCCGGTAGTCGGCGCGGACTTCTCGGCTCTGGTGTTGGCGGTACGGGAGATGGATTTCTCGGTGTCGCTTGCCTCTCGGATGATGCCGTCAAGGACCTTGGTAGCGGCTTTCATGGACGCGCTCGCGTCCTTGAGGGCCTTTAGCCGGGTCCCGCTGATTTTCCGACCGGCCTTGACTTCGGCGGTGGCTGCCTCCAAAAAGGCGTCCAGGAAACCGGCGGCGTCGGTGGCCTGCTTGTAGTCGGTGATCGTCGCCTCCGTGTTCATGGCCCAGGTAACGACGGAGACCTCCCACAGCTTGACTTCCCGCAGATGCCGGATGCCGTTTTCGTCGTAGTCAAAGACGATGGGGTCATATCCGATGGACAGCTCAGTGAGAACTCCATCTTTCAGCAGCACTTTGATGTCGCGTCCCATCGAAGTGTCGCTGATTTTGGCCTTAATGAAAAGGCCGTTGCTGTCTTCCCTCAGCTCCAAAGGTCTGCCAATGGGGAGCCAGCAGTCGTTGTGCAGGGCGAGTATCTTCACCCTCTCCCAGCCCTCGGCGATTGTCTTCGTGAAGGCACCAGGCTCAATTATGTCCCCGCCACTGTCGATGTTGCCATAGACGGCGGCGTAGCCACTAAAGATGCCGCTCTCTTCGTCGTACTCTTCGGTACGGAAAGACAGCGTTTTGTGCTCCGTCTTGGAGCTTTTCACTTTCACCCCTCTACGGAGCGAAGCCTCCCACGCTTTCAGGCCCCGCCCGGAGGCATAGTAAAACGGCGAGACCCGCAGATGTGCCGCTGCGAGCTTCGCCGTCATAACGGGGTCATCGTTGGTAATATTCGTGTCCGGGTTTGCGGTGCCGTGTTCAAGCTCCGCATTCATCCCGGCTGTCAGGGCTTTCAGGTCGAACCGCTCTTTCTCCAGGTCGATACCCGCAGATCGGGCGGCCTCCTGAGCCTGCATCTCGGTAAATTCCATCAGGCGTCCTCCTTATTTGTCGAATGTCAGGAAACAGTGGCAGTTCACGACCTCGGCGGGGTCCGTGCAATCCGGGTCACAGGGCTGCATGAGGCCGTTTGAGAATTTGGCGTCAATAGGGACCCGCTCACCGTTCAGGCGCTTGTGGGAGGGTCTGGCGGCGCTCATGTTGGCAACGTGCCAGGTCTTCCAGGCGGCCCCGGCCTTTCGCATCATGTCGTAGTGGCCGGTCAGGAGTGAGGTATTGCACTCTTGGGTAGCGATGGTACGCGCCCTGGATGCCGTGGTCTGCATCTCCTGTTCAATCTGCTTGGCGATGGTGGCCCGGCTGTCTCCGTGCTCCAGGCCAGCGGAGACGATACGGGCGATGGACTGCTGGGTGGTCTCTGTGATGCCTTTGACCCGGACGCCGCCCCGCAGCTTCGCCGTGCTGACAAGCTCCGGCCTCTGGACCGCCTGGAGGTTGTAGAGCTTGGCAGACACCCCAGCGCCTTTGTCGTAGCTCTCTTTCCACAGCGGCTCAAAGATATTCAGCAAGGCCGTTTCCTCCTTGGGCCAGTCGATGAGGCCCAGGGTAAAGGCGCTCACAAGGCGGGTGCGGTCTGCCTCGCTCAAAGAGGACCACGCCGCCGCGCTCTGCTCCGCTGCGTCCTCGCTGTTCGGGTCATAGCCGGGGATGGCCCCCATGAGAATGTCCCAAACGCTCCGCTCATCCTTGGTGGTGCCGCCCATGGCGTCACTCACCCGGCGGCCCTGCTCCCGCAGATATTTGAGGGTGGCAATCTCAAAGCGCTGGGTCTGCTCCCTCTCAGCTTGCAGCAGGGCGCGTTGTGCGGCCTGCACCTGGAGGCTTTTCCGCTCTTCCGGGGACGTACCCTTGGAGGACACGATTTCTATGCCCTCTGTGCCGTCTCCCGCCCCCTCTGAGCCGTTTTCGGCGTCCAGGGGTATTCCGTTATCTGTTATCTCAATGTCCTGTTCTCCGCCCGTCTCAAGCGGTGGTGCGCTCTCTGCATACTGGAGGTTAGCCGCCGCCGTGGAGATCGCCACAGGGTCATCGTCTTCCCGGATGTAGACATCGGAGAACTGCGTCTTGTAGACGTCGCCGCCCACCAGGGCCGGAGGCATACCCAGCTTCTCGCGGGCCTCATCCTTGGTGAGTAGTCCGGCATTCCAGCCGTCGATGCCCAGGGCCTTGTCAAACTCCTGGTTCCGGGGGATGATGTCATCGAAGCGCCACACCAAGTCGTTTCCGAAATACGGGATGATCTGGTTGTTGATGGCCTCTTCCCGGCGGCGTAGGTTGGGCATAAGGACGTTTTGGGCATAGATGAACTGAGCCGCCTCCGACGTGGCCCGGTTGCTGCTCTCCGTGATACCCATAATCTCACGGGGGACGCCGAAGTGCTCAAGGACGGCATTCCGCAGGAATGTGCGCCCGTTCACCATGTCCATGTCTTTCATGCTGTCTCCAACCTTGTTCACCGTGACCTCGCCGTTGACAGTAGCGACGCCGTGGCTCTGGAACACTCCCCGGAAGCGCTCAAGCCATTCAGACCGGAAGCGCTGTCGCTGCTCCGGGGTGGACTTGGGCATACCGATGATGAGGTTCGGCGTGGCGTCGTTGAAGAAAAAGCGCTTTTGGAACTTGGCCGCGTATTCGTCGGTCTCAATCTCATCTGCCAGGGCCTCAGCTTGCCCCAGGCCGCGCTTGAACGGGTCTATCGGGTTCAGGTCTTTCATCACGAACATATCATCTACGGACACGTTCATCAGCAGACCGTTGGTGAGCCGGACGGTGTAGTACGGGTGGTCCAGGTACGGGGTCATCTGTACCCAATGGACAGGGACCGGCCACAGCTCCACAGGGACGCCCAGGGGCGATTTCTCCATGATGAAGTAGCCCTCGCCCTTGAGCTTGAGATAAATCTCCAGGAGCCGCCACAGGGCGGCGTTGCTCATCTCATGCAGCGGGTTAGGGTTGGCCCAGAAGTCCAAAAACGGGTGCTGCGTAAGCTCCTGTTCGTCTCCGTTCTCATCTATCCGGTAGAGCTTGCCCGCCGCAAAGGATAGATCGGAAGCGATGCGCTCCACAACGGATAGGCGCGGGTTCGTTCTGAAAGCCTCTATCCACTCCTGGGTGTTGCGCTCCGGCGGGTTCGTCCACCGGGGGAGCATAGCGCTATCGCTCCGGTAGGTCTGGCTTGCCCGCCCCGCTCCGCCCCCTCTAAATCGGTTCCAGAATGGCACGGTTATTCGCCCCCCTCGCGCTTCGGCTTCTTACCGAGCACCTGGGAGACGGTGGGGTTTCTGGGGCCGCCGGTCATCTTCTGCCAGCGACGCCGAGCCTCTGCCGCCGTGTTTGCCCGGATATACTTCATCGGCCAGCCGTCAGCCGATACAAGGTAACTGCATTTTGCTTTCATGGTGTCCTCCTTAGTCAATGCTCCAGTCGCTTACCAGCGGGTCATGCAGGGCCAGGGCCAGCGCGTCCCCCATATCCGGTGAGGATAGGCCGCGCTTCTTCATGGCCTCTTTCTTCTCCAGCTCAATCTTGCCCGCGCTGTTCACCACATATTTCCGGTTAGAGAGCTGGCTTATCTGCTTGTCATCAGGGTATAGCTTGATACTCTGGGTTCGCAGGGCCTCCCGGACAGCTCCCCACATAAGGCCGGTGCTGTTCTGGTAGTCGATGGGGTCATCGTCGCTGATGGTGCCGCCCTCGCCGCCGAAGTGACACTCTACGATGTCCAGGGTGAACGGGGGCGGGACGTCCTCATCGTCAGCGTACCGGCGGTCGCGCTGGGCTTGAACTTCCTCCACGATCTGCTCCCGCAGCTCCATGAGCCGGTCGAACACGCCGACGCCCAGGCCGTCGCAGTCGATTTTGACGTGTATCTCTGCCCAGGGCTGCTCCAGGGCGTAGCGCTTGATGAGCTGGACGGCCTTGCCGCTCAGCTCCATAGTGTCGTTGTGGTGGTAAATCTCCGGTTTCTCCTGGAGCTTCTTGTCCAGGACCGGGGACAACACGCTGCTGTCATCGCCGTAGCGAGCGACGTCAATCCCGATGTCCACACGGGCCGCCCGGTCAATCTCCGGGGCCTCGGCCTCGCTCGCCCGCTCTGCCCACTCCATAGGGATGAAGCTGTCAGGCAGGGCCTTGGGGAACTCCCCGGCAACGCGGACCCGAAAGACGTCGCTGTCTTCACCGAACATATCAATGATGGTGTCGATGAACTGCTGATCTACTCGGCTGCTGTCCCGCCCGTCAATGTGCATGGCGTTGTAAAGCTCGCGGGCCTTGTGGTGGCTGTCATAGAAAAAGCCGGTAATCTTCGTGGGGTTCCCACACATTACCAGCTTTGCGCCCTCCGTAGATAGAGCACCGAGAACCGGCTCGAATATCTCATCGCGGACGCCCGAGGCTTCGTCGATGATGTAGAGCACGTGCTCGGCGTGAAAGCCCTGGAGGGCGTCGGGCTTACTGGCCGTCCGGCCTACTGCGAACCACTCTTCCGGGTGGCCTCTCATGTAGACCTTTTCCTTGGTCCATATCAGCTCTTGAGACAGGGCCGGGTTACTGCGTAGCCACTTCGCAATTTCGGCCCACAGGATGTCCCATAGCTGGTGCTGGGTGGGGGCGGTGCAGGGTATCTTGGGGAATGGCCGGGTAGTCAAAAACCAAATAGCAAGCCAGCTCTCCACCGCGCTTTTCCCGATGCCGTGACCGGAGCGCACGGAGGTCATGGGGTACTTCGCTACGCTGTTGAGAATGGCCTTTTGATTGCTGTCCGGCTTGGCCCTTATGATGTCCTCTACGAAGTCCACCGGATTGTCGGCGTAGTAGAGAATAGCGTCACTTGTCAGGTTCATTCTGCTGCTTCCTCCGTTCCCACGCCTCGGAGATGACGGCGGCAAGGCTGCTGTCTGCCTGCTCATTCGCCTTACCCGGTGCGGTGTCGGCCTCAAGCTCCATGCGGTTCTCGCGCTCCAGCTTGGTAGCCTCCCGGATGAACGCCACAAGGTTCTTCGGGTCTATCTCGCTGGGGTCCATGTCCTTTAGGGCCTGCAACGCCTTTTCCTGTAATTTCAAGGCTATGCTGATATGGCGGTCAGCCATCTTCCGGCGCTTCTTAACGGCCTGAGCATGGGCTTTTCTCTGGATGTCAACGTCGTATGCGGCGGTGCGCTCCACCCACTGATAGGTGCGGCTCCAGCGGCCTATGAGCGTGGTACTTTTGTTTAACTGCTTAGCAACCGCCCGGATGCTGCGCTCTTCCCCCAGCTCCAGGTAGACCGAAAACGCCTCATACGCTTTGACACCCTCGCCCTCCAGACGCTCCCATGGCTCGGTGTCTCTGTGCTTCGGCATTCCGATCTACCCTCCTTTCGGGGCCGGTAGCCGTCACTTAACGGCTATCCAGCCACAGAAATTCAGGCAGCGCCAAAACATATCGACCTGCCGAAAGCCAGCGGTCCGCATCATGTCCACGCTCCAGTCAGCCTTGAGCGGAGACAGCACATTTTCCAGGCTGCGCCGTTTGGACATGATCTGCTCTTCGGAATAGCCGTTCTCCCTCTTCATCTCGTAGTAGAGGTCCACCATCAGGTCATCCATATTCTCGCTGAGGATTTTCTCTACAAAGATGAGCGCCCCGCCGTCGGTCAGGCCGTCGTAAATCTGCTTGAGCATTCGGGGCCGGTAGGACGTCGGCATGAACTGCATGGACAGGACGGAGAGGACCAGGCTGCTCTTCTGCTCAAATGGTAGATATTCCCATATATTCCCTTGCCGGACCGTGACATTGACGTCTGCCCGGAAGCGCTTCTGGCAGGCTTCCACCATCGCCGGGGCGTTGTCCACCAGCAGAAAGTTATTGCTCTGGCCGTACTTCGCCACGAATGGCTCCACGGCCAGGCCGGTGCTGCACCCCACGTCCACAATCAGGGTTTCCGGCTGGATGAAGCGCTCGCCCAGCTTGTAGGTAAGCGCCCGCATAGATCGGTAGTCCGGGATGCTGCGCTCAAGCATATTGGCGAAGCAGGCGGCCACTTCTCCGTTGAACTCCCATTTCTCCCCAGGGTGTACGTTGTCTCTCATTTTGCCTCTCCTTTCGTCGGAGGGGGCAGGCAAATACCGAGCCGGTGCTCAAACGCTTCCCGCGCTCGCTGAGACAGTCCCATGCGTGAGCCGTCCGGGTAGGGAAGCTCAAATTCAAAGTCCAGCGCAGCGGCCAGGGCCGCAGGGTCCACTATCGGGTCTGCCGCCTCCATGTACCAGAATTTTGTTATCATCTCCAGGCGCTTCACGGTACGGAAGCACGGGGCGAAGATTGCCCGCATCTCTTCCTCGGTGTGGCCCTTTTGGACCTTGGGGTGTGCTCCGATGTCCCCCAGGATGGTGTTAGGTTCATAGTCCAGGTCAAAGGTCAGGATTTTTTCTGCGGCCATAAACTTTTTCTTTGTATTCACGAACTGCGGGGCCTTGTTGCTCTGGCACCAGCAGACCACCATCCCGTCCGGGGCGCACAGGGCCGCCGCGATGACGGCAATCTGCTTCCGGTCCGCCATAAAGGGGACGCTGTTGAACACGCTGGAGATAAAGACGCTGCTGTACGGCGTCCCGGCCTCCACTTCGTCCAGGAAGCGGGCGGCAATCTCCAGGCTCTTTTCCTTGTGGATTTTCTCGCCCACAGTCACGAAGTACGGCTCAAAGGCCGATACCTGAATACCGGCCTTGCGGAGCGTCCGGGTGTTGTTGAGCTTCCCGGCTCCAAAGTCTACCACACTGGACCCGTAGTGTCGGCGCCAGGTCTCCAGGGCCGCGCCCTCCAGCTTGCAGAAGTCCCGCCCGCAGTTCTTCGGGAACACGCCCTTAAAGAAGCCGTCCCCCAGGGCGGCGTTGCCCTCGGCGTCGGTCTCCCTGGTGTTCCGCTCCCGCATGAAGCTGTTGAAGCGCAGATCGTCGGCGTAGGTGCTTTCCATGTCAAAGTCCATGGATAACAGGTTGAGCATGGAGGACGCGAAAGCCTCTTGCTCCGGCCTCACCTTGACGCAGGCGATGACCTTTCTTCCGGCCTCCGCTGCTACTTGCAGGCGGCCTATCCCGTTGATGACGTTCCCAGCCTCTCCGATGACTACCGGCATGGCACTCCCGATGCGGCGCTCCAGGGATTTTGCAAGCTGCTTGATGTGGGTGTCGAAGCTCCGGTGATTGAGCTTTGCCAGCTTTACGACGTCCATCCGGCGCAGGGCGTAGACGCAGGGAAATGACGCTTCGGTCCCCGGCTCGATGTCCGGCAGCTCCCCGGTCATGGCCTCGATGTCCATTTCATAGAGGCGGCGTCGGATGATGGCGCAGGTGTCTTGCTTCTGGAGGTCATTCGTGGCCCGGTTGAAGAGGACGTTCACGGCCCGCCGCTCTCCCAGGGTCTTCCCGCTCACATACTCCACGGGTATCTGCCGGAAGCCCATGCGGGAGGCCACAAGATGCCGCTGGTGCCCGCTCAGGATTTCGCCGCTCTCATCGGCGTAGATCGGGAGCAGGAAGCCCAGCTTGCGGAGGGACAGCTCCGTGAGGGCCAGACGCTTTTCATCGTTGCGCCGGGGGTTATACTCCGACGCTCGCACGGCGTCAATGGGGACAAGTTTAATCATGGCGCAGCAACCTCCGTTTCATCTCCTGGGCGATTTCTCCCTGGTCGAAGATACCGGCGTCCCGGATGCTTTCGACCAGACGCTTGTAGCGTGGGACCTCCACCTTGAAGTGTAGGTGTCCAATTCGGACAACCGTAGTTCCCATGGTAGGCTCATCGTCACTACCGGCGGGTTCGTCCTCTTCCTCGCCGTCAGCGTTCTCGCCGTCCGGGTCTTCGTCCTGGTCCCAATCCGGGTCATCGTCGGCGTCTTCGCCCTCGCCGTCTCCGCCGAGCTGCCGGTAGACCAGGACCTCATCTCGGTCAAAGCCGGTTTCAAACTCCAGGACCTCATCATCCCGCAGCAGATCACCCAGGCGGTCGGTGTCCCAGCGGCCCTCGATGCGGTTCAAGGCAAGGCAGAGCTTCATCTCCTTGCTTTCGTCCGGCTGGTCGATGACAGAGCAGAGCACTTCTTTCCATCCCAGGTCCCGCAGGACCACAAGGCGCTGATTACCACCAATGCAGCGCATATTGTGGAGGTTCACGACCGGCGGCTCCACCATGCCGTTAAGCTCGATGCTCCGGCGCAGGGCCTTGTACTCATCGCTTCCGCGCTCAATGTCCTCGCGGGGATTATATGGGGCGGCCACGATGTCGGAGAGCTTCAGCATTTCCAGTCTGGTTTCATACTTCATTGAAAAGCCTCCCTTTCAGCTCCGCGCAGACAAGCTCCTGGGTAAAGCCCACCTTTTCCCGGACGTCTGCCATAAGGTCCTCAAACTCCGCTTCCTCCAGACGGAAAGAGAAGTCACCCACGATACACTTAATGCCGTCGGCGGTGTCCTCTTTCTTGCCCAGGGAGGGCGGTTCCTCATCCTCGCCCAGCTCGCCGCCGATTTCGCCCAGCAGATCATCAATGTCTGCCTGGGTAAAGCCGGTGGCGAGCAGGTTCTCTCCATCGTCGATGAGCTGCTGGATGATGTCGGCCAGTTGGCCGTAGTCCCATTCGCCGTCCAGCTTGTTCAGGGCGATGCACAGCGCCTTGGCCTGGGCCTCCGGCATATCCACCACGACAGCGTTTGTCTCCGTCTCCCCGGCGGCCAGCAGGACGGAAAGCCGCTGGTGTCCTCCGATCAGGCAGTTGTCCCGGATGTTCACGATGAGGGGCAGGACCAGGCCGTTTTCCTCAATGCTCGCGTCCAGGGCTTTATACTCCTGGTCTTTGGGTGTGAGCTGCACCCTGGGGTTGTAGGGGGCCGGTTTGATGTCGGCCAGCTTGATTACTCTGGTTTCCACGCTTCCACTCCTTTCAGATTTGGGCAATAAAAAAGCGGGGCGCTCTCGCGTCCCGCCTGGTGGCTGATATTCAGTTATCCGAATAAGCTGCATTGGTCGAAGGCCGGGACCCTCACCATGCCCGCCGATTTGATGAAGCGGTCATAGGGGGCGGCCTCGATACCGAACCGCGCATACATGGCCCGCGTCTTCGGATTGCTCTCCACCGCGTAGTAGTGCGTCCCCTCCGGGCCATTCTGTGCGCCGTGCCGGGGTAGGATGAAGCGCCGGAGGGCGCTCTCCTTGAAGACCGGAGGCTCCGCGTTGATGTCGTTGAAGTACCACTCCTGGGGCTGCCAGCCGGTTTTCCGCTTGATGTTCGCCATGGTCTGCTTCATCTGGTAGTCCGGTCTGGCCGTCACGATGATAACATAGTCATCCCGGATGGCCTCAATCAGATCGGCCCGGTACTCTTCGGCCTCCATGCGCCGGGAGAATGGCCGGAGCATTCGCGTGTCCGCCTGGTTTCCTACCAGGGTGTAGTTTAGATCGAGTAGGCAGATGTTTTTCATAGGTTAGTTACTCCTTTGCTTTTTCCTACCGTTATTATACCACATTTTGGGGCTTCTGTCACAGGTTTTCACAAAAAAGATGCCCGTAATTTAGTATTTATGACGGTTTTCTCTACCCACACTCTTTCATTGTGGATGAGTATAACACAGATAAATTGCACCGTCAAATTGTAAAATTGCACGGCAAAATTGCAAGCCCTTATCTCAAGGCTTCCGCGCCGTATAGCCAGACTGCGACGCGCTGCACAAGCCTCTTTCGGTGCCGCCAGACGGTGGAGGTATCGCACTCCAGGGCCTCAGCTATGTCCCTGTCATCCACGTCATCCAGGTACTTCCCGGACAGCGCCCGGTAGTAGGGGTCATCCCGGACCGTGGCGAGCGCCCGCTCCAGGGTCTCAATCTCATAGCGGTCCGCCGCGATGGTAGCCTCCATGTCCATGAGAACGGCCTCCCATATCTCATCCGGGGTGAGCCGGTTCCCGTTCTTGACAAACCGGGTGATGCTCTTGCTCCGCTCTCTCGGTCCGTAGAGCTTGAATTCTTCCAGCCGCTCAAGGTCATCCTCCAGCTTGATTTTCAGGGTGGGCAGGCCGTAGAGACGGCGCTCAGTAGCCTTGAAAGCATCTTTGGCGGTGCGCTCGGCAGAGATGCGTCCGGCTTCAACGGCCTGCATGATGATGTCCCTGATGTTCTCCTGTGATTTGCCCATTGATTTTGTCGCCTCCCATGTGGTAAAATAGCTTTGTCACGGGCTGTCTTCCCTCCGGGGGAGGCGGCTTTTTTATTTGCTCAGGGCTTCCCGCCCTTTATGATCTGGAAGTTTCTTCGGCGCGTCTCTGCGGCCCTCGCCCTCCGCTGCTCAACTATCCTCTGCATCTCAAGGTACTTTTCCGGGAACTTGTGCCTTGGGCAGTCCGGGCGCCACTGGCTGCGCTTGGAGAAGTCGCCGTCGTAGTGCTTGCACTCATCGCAGCAGAAGCAGATGTCCTCGGCGTTCTGGACCTCGCCCGGCGTTATGTACCACGCCTCCAGCTCTGCATTGTAGAGACAGTGATCGCAGGCGCACCCGTAGCAGCTCATGGCGTGTTGATGTCCACGGCGATGCACTCCACCCAGGGGAGGGCGTTATAGGCTTCCCGGGCCTCCTTGTCCGTCATGGAGAGAAATTCATCGTACCCCTTTACTTCGATGAGAACGGCCTCAACATCTTCATCGTCAAAGAAAAAGATGTGTTCCTCTGAAACCAGGTACTTTGTGACACTGGCCGGACCCCAGGCCCCCATCCAGCGAGCGCACCCGTCATCACAGACAATCTCGCTGTCCACCATCGGGACGATAGGCAGCTCCGGGTGGGCCTTAATCAGCTCCAGCAGATCAGAAATATACTTGTCCATATCTCATCCTCCGTGGTTCACTTGACGCCATTAACCGCCGTCTGGAGCAGAAAGCCCAAGAGATGCCAGACGCGGTCCTTGATTTTCTTCATGCAGATTTCGCGGCCCAACTTCTCATCGTAGTTTTCGGGGCTTACGCAGGAAGACGCCTCCACCAGCTCAAAGCCATTCCGCAGCATGGCCCGGACGATGGTGGTTTTCTCCCCGGCGGTCTGCGTCCAGGTCTCCAGGATGAAGTTATCCACCATCTCCTGACTGATGCTGGGCTTGCTGGCCCGCAGCTCCTTGTTGGTCTCCAGGGGCAGATAGGCCCGCTCAAACGTGTCCTTGGGGGACCAGCTCACATACCCATCAGCGTACCGGACGCGGTAGCCGTCCTCCACGCTGGGAAAGTTGGGGAACGCCTCGGACGGGTCATCGGTGATGGTGACGCGCCCCTGGCCGTCCATGCAGCGGTAGGCAGGCTCGGCCTCAATAATCTTGGTCCCGATGTACTGTTTCATTTCTCATGTCCTCCAGTAAAGATATTTTTGAGCCGGTCCAGCAGGCTCAGCCGCTTGTCGGGGTGGGTGTCGGCTTCCTCCTTGCTCCACACGGCTTCCAAAACGTAGTCCTCCCCGCCGTCTCCCTTGGTGTGGATGAACACCGGAGTAGCAGCGATGGTCTCCAGCTCCGCGACCCGGCGCTCCAGGTTGCGGAGACGGTGCTCCCGGCGGGCGCTCATCTCTGACCCTCCATCAGCTCGCCCAGGCGGTTTTTCACCCGGACCAGGATGTCAAGCTCACGCTGGGCCGCTTTCTGTGCGGCTGGCATAGCGGCCCGCAGCACCGGCGAGATGGCGCCCATGATGGCGGTGCTGCCCTCCGGTGGGTTGACTTGCTTCTCCCGCTTCTCAATGAGACCTTGGAGGTCTGCAAGAAGCTGGACGTCTTTCTGAAAATTACTCATGGTGTGTCCTCCAATCCCTCCAGGAACAGCAGCACACCAGGGCCGCCGATGCGGACCTCATAGGGCGCTGCCTCCTGGGGCGTGATGTACTTATGCCCAAACCGGCCTTTCATGTCCCGCCAGACTGTCCAGGGGACGCGGTAAAATCCCACGGACCCAAAGGAACACAGGACAAAGACCACGGCTCCGAATTGATGCGCCCGCTCCAGGCGCTCCGTCTGGTCCGCTGTCACACGGTCCTGGGTCATCTTCTCAACGTCGGTGTACTTGGCCTCGAAGTTGACCGCTCGGCCTCCGAACAGAAAGCCCTTGTAGTCGGCCTGGGCCGTGCTGGTGTAGTGCGCGATGAACTTCCCGCCGCCCAGGTCCTTAGTCGGTTGCATCGGCTCCGGCGTCTTCTCAATGTCCGCGATCTGGCGGCTCCGGTAGAAGTCGCAGGCCCCGTTTATCATCTGCTCAAAAAAGGCTCCCTGGGCGCGGTTCTTCCGGTTCTGGTATCTAAGGGCTGCTTTCGCCCTCTCGTTTGGTGTCATGCTCTAACATCGTCCTCCCCTCAGCCTCGGTGGAGAATACAGTCTTCCCCCAGGCATCCAGCAGGGCCAGGGTAAAGGGGATAGGCTCTACAATGCGGCGCGGGGTGACTACTCTGCCAAAGAGGAACTTCTCGGCCTCCCGGACCCCGTAGTGACAGGCCGGGTTATCCCGTACCCGCCATACCGTAGCGCCCAGGGGGACCGGCAAGCGCAGTAGCAGGCCCGCCGCCTCATCCCTCCGGTATTGTTCCAGCTCCCTCAGCGCCGCACCATAGATGCCCATTGTCTACTCTCCTAACTTTTAAGGCTTATTTGTTCGTTTTTTATGGTGTTTTCCACAAATTCCACACACTTCTCCACAGGACTTCGCCGCTCTCATCAGCTCATCCACCACGCGCCCAGGGGAAATACCCAGGCGCTCAGCCTCGGCCTCCAGGTGGTAGGCTGTCTGCGACGATACGCGGATGGTGATTTTCTTTCGATACTCGCTCATGCCTCGCCTCCGCCGGTAGGCCGGAGGTAGCCATTTTCAACGGCCATGGCCCGGATTTTACGGATGGTGGCGTCGCTGACCCGCAGGCCGGTGTCGCTCCTGGTAGCCAGGCTGTCAATAAAGCCGTTGATGACTTTCTCAAGCTCATCCTGTGAGATGACGATAGAGCGGTTGCGCCCTTCCAGCTCATCCAGGTAGGCGCAGAGCTGAGCGTCGGTCATCTTCCGCACCCGGATTGCCCGGTCGTGCTGCTCCTGTTCAAAGCCGGTCCTCCGGCAGCTTCGCTTCTTCAATAGTTCTCCCTCCAGTTATTTTCCGTCTACCCGTACCATGCCCTCCGGGTACTCCTGAATGAGAGGGCCGCCCCACAGGTCTTTCAGACTGTTTTTCATAAAGACAGGGACCCCGGCAGACTGAGCAACTTCCGTGATGGCCTCTACCCATTCCCGCTTCGGCTGCTTTCGCTTGCTTCCCGGCCCGGTCATGGCTCCGATGATGACCCAAAGAGGCTCGCCCAACCGCCGGAAACCGGCGCAGTCATCCGCGCTGAACGGCTCCAGCAGCGGCTCAATGCTCAAGAACGTGTTGACGCAGGAAGCTCCAAAGTATTCCGTTTCGGGGCTGGTGATCGTGGTCCCATACCAGAAGTTCCGCTCCATGGGAAGCTTCCCGGCGTGGCCCATGTCAAGATACCTCTGCGGGTTCTTGGTGAGGAACAGGTAAGTATGCTGCGGCGCTCGCTTGCAGGCGGCGAAGACATCCTCAATCCAGATGTCCGGCACCCACTCCCCGAACAGGTCTCCCATGCTGGAGACGAAGATCCGTGCAGGCGTCTTCCGCTTCTCAGGATAGTCCATGGTGTAGGCGTGATAGGTGGGGGCAAAGCCCTTGGGGTACGCGGTAGAGCGCGCAGGCTCCCCGGTTTCGTCGCAGAGCTTGGTAGGCTGCTCCACGTAGTAGCACCCGGTCCCCTTGGGTAGTACCTCCAGTGGCTCAATGATGGGCCGCTCGCAGGGGTGCGGGCCAAACCTGGACACCATGCGCCGGGCGTAGCAGTATTCGCACCCGTGCTTGCACCCCGTTACGGGGTTCCATGTGTGGCTGCACCACTCAATGTCGGTTTTGTGAATATTCATAGGTCAGTCTCCCTCGCGCTTGGGGGCGGTGGCCCCCATGTCAAATAAGCTGCATTGGTTCTCCATCATCTTCCGGTCGGCCTCTTCCTGCTTTATCTTCCGCAGGCAGCAGGGACCGTACCCATCCCGCAAGCCCTGGGAGGATGTCAGCAGACCTCCACACCGCTTGCACCGGCGGGCCGGGATGGTGAACACTTCATCGTGCATAGGCTACACTCCAAACGCGATTAGAATAGACAGGGCCAGCAGGCCCGCAGATGTAACCTTTGCGCCGTTGCTCCGGTCATTCATGGTCTTGCCCCCAAAGGTGTAGCAAAATCCAGAAAATGTAATCAGGATGAAGAGGGTCCACGTAAACAGCAGCATCGTCATTCACCCAGTAGCTCGCAAAGGTGCTCCAGCTTGGCAATCTCCATGTCGGTGTTGTCACCGAAGATGACGTGGAGCTGGTTCAGCATGATTTCCACATCGGCCCTCTCTTCGGAGATCGCCGCCAGGATTTCCGCCTCATCGCCCTGCTCATGGTCCTTGAAGCGCAGATACTTGAGTAGGGCCTTTTGCAGCTCGCTCATCTCTTCCACCGCCATGAGGATTTGAGCGCTCTCCCCGAACTGCTCCACGGCCTGCTCATAGAGGGCCATTTCCGCTTGCTCCGGGGTCTCATCCACTCCAGGCTGCGGACCGTCGGCGGGCCGGATTTCTGCCGCTCTCTTCTTGTCCTCGGCGTCGAGGATAGATGCCAAGATGTCAGATTTCAGAGTTAAAGCCGGGCGCACACCCCTGCGGCCGTCGTACGCGTAGCTGTTGTTGAGGCTCCCGTCCGAGCTCACGCAGCGCACGAAAGAGGTCCCGGAACTCTTCGAGGTCCCGTCCGGCGTGATGAGCCAGCGCCAATGCTCCGGCGCGGGGTGCAGGTCGCGGGTCTGCCGGTACTCATCAGCGGTGAGCATCGTTACATTGTCCAGGCAGTTGCCGTAGTCCCGGAGGCCGTCATCGGCGGTCAGGTCGCGGTAGGTGGGGACGATGGCGTCTTTCAGACTGGGGCATTCAGCGATGAGCTTATCCAGGAACTCGCCGTTGAGCTGCTTCCGCAGGCTCGCCTTGTTCCAGTCGTTGCAGTCGTTCTCATCAAAGGGGGCCTGGAAGACATCTTCGGTGGCCTCGCAGAAGTGGAGATCGGAACGGCCCGGCGTCGGCGCCGGGGTGGTCCGCAGCACAATCCAGTCCAGACCGGCCACGTGGAACACGTCTCCGTACTTGAAAGTCCTCTTTTGCTCTTGCATGGTAAATTCCTCCTGATTTTTATTTCCCCGGCTTCTGGCCGTGGGTTGTCTCGGGTGGCTTGACCTGTCCGCACCGGGTCGGGTGGTTCAAGCAGGGGTTCTTGCAGTTCTTACCCCGGTAGCCGCAATCGGCGCAGCAGATGTTACCGTGCCGCCGGTCGCAGTTGAAGATATTGCATCGGCGTGGGGCCGTCTTGCTCATGGGGCCTCGCCTCCATCCTCTGTTCTCTCAAATCGAATTTTCATTTGCGCCGGATATAGGTCTACCTCCGGCCTCCGTCTTCCCGTCCATCTCAGACCTCCAGCTTGTCCTACGCACTTCCACCCTGCGGCTCGTAAACTGGACCCGTTTTCACTTTCCAGGATGTAGGTCACCAGCCGTTTATAGCCCATAGCGCGGGCCGCCCTCCATGCAGCCGCATAGAGCATTGAACAGGCGTTGCGTGTTCCATCTGTGCAAAGCCGGGTTACTTCCAAGGTCCAGCCGTCATCCAAGAAGCGCCCTACCGGGCGGCCCACGATTGCAACTCCAACGACTTTCTCACCGTCGGACACCCCTATGGAAAATTTGTGTCCCACGACAGGCTTATGGTGGCGGTGGTTCTGCTCTACAAAGGCATTGGCTTCTCGGAGTGTCATCGGAATAAGGACAAGACCTTTCTTCTCGCTCACCGTCTACCTCCCGAAGTAGATGCCGCAGTCCTCGCAGTAGATGACGTCGGCTCCCTGTTCAAATTCGGCCTGGTAGATGTACCCCTGCCCGTAAAGGTCTGAGTGCTCACCGCTCAGGACGTCCCGTGCGGTCTCCCAGGCCCGCGCAACGGCGTGGGCCTCTCCGGGGTTTTCGGCCCGGTCCGGCCACACTACGCCGGTCCAGTAGTAGCGCCCATACTGCCGGTAGGCCGTGAGCACTTCCTCCACAGTGTCCGGGAAGCGGTCATCCTCCATCCGGTTCAGGATGACGTCGCCCACACGATGGCGGCACAGGTCGCAGCAGGCGTCCCCGCCCGCCTCCTGGTAGATCGCGCAGGCCAGCATCTCAATCTCCCCATCGCTCCAGCCAGAATAAGGGGGGGGCGCTGGAGATCGGCGCGGCGGTGAGAGTGGGCGTCGGGTCCACAACCTGGACCGGATGCGCCGTCACGTCCGCAGGCTTATCAAGCACCGCGCCTCTGGCCTGCCCCGGCGTAAACAGGGCGCTCACGAACACCAGGGCGCACAGAGCGCCGCAGGCAAGGGTTATCGTCCGTTCTTTCACTTGTTCCATCCTCTCCGTTCATAGAATTTTTCTTCATTCTCGTAGGCTTCATCTACGGTTTTAATGCCACAGTCTCTAAGATTTCGCATGACGCTCTCAATGTACCCCCAAAAGAGCTTTCCGCGCTTCCGGCCCTGTTCAAAGGCGTAGCCCAGCAGCTCCTTGTTTTCCTCCGGGAACGATATAGACCACTCATCTGTTTCCTCATCATGGTGCTGGACCATGATCTGAAAGAACGTCCGCTTCTCATCGTATGGCCCAGGGGTCTTGCCTGGGAAGAACTCTTCCCACAGGTGGGCGGTGGTCTCTGCAAGCTCCACCCCCAGGGCCTCCGTGTAGCCGAAATAGCTTGTCGGGTCCTCTTTGAACTCTGCCAGGAAGTCTCCCTCCAGGTCATCCGGGGGCGGCTGCCAGCCCTCCATCTCTTCCACTGAGCGGAGATGGTAGGTGCTGGGCCGCCCCTTGATGCCAGGGGTGAAGTCCAGATAACCGCCGTCTATAAGCTCCTGTCGGGCGGATATGGCAGTCCGTTTTGCCGTGGTGTTTATCATCGTGCATAGCCTACTGTTGTCCAATGCGAAGTGCTCCGGCCAACGCAGGCTATTGGCTAAATCCATCAGCTTGTACCATAGGAGCTGCGCGGCCATGGATAGAGGGGTCCGCCTCATGCGGTTGGCGAAAGCTCGGTGCTCCATGATGTACCTCAGGCGGACCCCTCCTTTCCGTGGATTTGAGGCCGCCCGGCCTCATGGGTTTCACTCCATCGTTACAGAGCTACCGTCTTCGCCGCCGGTCACGATGATATTTTGACTGAACCGCGCTTTCATGGTCGGGTCATGGGAGATAGCCAAAATCCGCATATTGGGGTTTCTGGCCGCCATGTTCACCAGCGCGTCCGCGTAAGCCTCCGTCCCGTCCGCGTCCAGGAAGGGCGGCTCGTCGATGAAGAGCATACCGAGCTGGACGCCCGCCCGCCGTGCCTTGACGTCGGCCAGGCCCAGGGTGACGGCCAGGGCAATCTTGACCTTTTCGCCGCCGCTGTGGGACTGATAGGGCCGGTTCCCGCCGGTGATGGTGTTAATCCAGACCTCCAGGCTGTTGACTACCGTTTTCGTGCTCTTCTGCTCGCGCTCGGTGCGGATGTCAACGGCCATGCGCCCGCCGGTCATGGCGGCCAGGATGTCGTTGCTCTGCCTCATAATCTCCGGGACTACGCCCCGGATAATCATGTACTGAATACCGTCCAGGCCAAAGGCTTGAGTAAGCACCGTGTAGTCATTCAGGGTGGCCGCCGCGTCCTCGATGTCCCGCCGGAGCTTTGCCGTCTGAGCTTCGGCCTCGGAGATCGCCTCCAGCTTGGCCTTGATGACCCCGCGCTGGGTGGCAAATTCGGTGAGGCTCTTCCGGCGGCTCTCCAGGACGGCCCGCAGGCCCTTAACGTCCCCAGGCGCTTTCGGCGCTCGCTGCCGGATGTCCTCGGCCTCCTGGTGCGCGGTGATGACTTTCCGGGTCAGCTCCGCAATCTCCAGGCGCAGGCGCTCAAGCTGCGGCTCCAAGGCGTCGGCGGTCGCGCCGGCCGCTTGGCAGTCGGCCAGATGTCCGGCGATGGGGTCATCGTCTTCAATGCTCTTCTGCGCGGCCTGGTACTCGATGACCGCCAGCCCCAGGGCCGCCCGCTCCGTGTCAATCTCCACAGTCCGCCCCTTGGCGTCCTGGGCGGTCTGCTCAGCGGACTGGATGGAGGCGGAGATTTCCTCCAGCTTCGCTTCTGCCGCCGCGATCTGCGGCGCGATGGCGGTCACGGTCCGGTAGGTATGCTCCTTGGCCTCCAGCTCCGCCAGGTCTCCCGACGGATTACCCAGGGCCTCATGCGCTGCCAGGACCTCTTCATAGGCTTTAGTCAGCTCTTCATACCGGGCGCGGTCCTCCGCTTTCATGGTCTCCAGGGAGTAGGACAGCTCCGGGATAGCGGCCTGAGCTGCCACAGCGGACACCAGGAACTTGCAAGTAGCGGTCTCCGGCACAGGGCAACCGCTGTCGGCCAGCTTCCCGGCCTCGGCCTGAGCCGCCGCAAGGCGGGATTGAAGCTCCCCGATGCGGACCCGGCTGTCTGCCAGGTGCTTGTCTTTGGCCTCCCGTGCGGCCAGCAGCGCCTTAGTAGTCTCAAAGGACTTGGCAAGCCGCTCCTGGGCCTCCGCTTTTACCGGGGCCAGGGCGTCAAGCGCGGCCTGGGCCGCCTCCACGTCCGGCTTTCTGTCGATGATGTCCTGGTACTGCCGGAGCTTTCTCCGGGCCGCCTCCGCGTCCAGCTCCGCCTTGCCGATTTCATCCCGGAGGCGGGACAGCTCCTTTAGCAGCTCCTTGTCCCGGTCCACCTTGGGGGAGAGGTCCTGGAGTTTTGCCCGCGCCGCCTTGACCCTCTCAGCGGCGTCCTGGGCGTCTCTGAGACCGTTTGCAAGGTGGCGGGCGTCCTGGTATTGGCCCTCCAGTTTCTCCAGCTCCAGAGCCTTTCTGTCTCGCTCCCGGTCATATTCCTTGGCCTGGGCGTCCTTATCCTCGGCCTGCCGTATCACTTCGGCAAGCAGAGCCTCGGCACTCTCCAGCGCCCGGAGGTCCGCCTCGCCGGATGCTACGTCATGGACAGCTTCGTCCATCTCTTCGGACAGCACCATGTCCTCATCCAGTAGCTCATCCTTTTCGCTGATCTGCTCGCCCAGGACGTTGATACGCTCCTTGAGGGCGGCGATGGTACGGCGCTGCTCCGTAGCGGATGCCTTGGCGATGTCCTCCATCCTGCCGTAGATGTCCAGGCCCAGGAGGGCAGATAGGACCTCCATGCGCCGGTCGCTGTCGGCGTCCAGGAAGAGGCCGTAGGCGTCCTGCCGGATGAGGGCGATGCTACAAAAGGTGTTGCAGTCCATACCGAGCAGCCGCTCAATGCGGGCCTGGGTCAGCTTCATGGTAGTGTCGCTCTCATCTGCCCAGGCGTCCCCCTCCGGGTTCCACCGCTGGAGGGCCAGGGTGCCGCGCCCGCTCTTGGTCCTGGTGCGGATGACCCGGTAGTCCTGCCCGCCCAGGGCAAAGGAAAAGATGATGCTGCCGCTTTTTGTCCCGTCGCGGACCCAGCCGCCGATGTCCTCTTTCCGGGTCTGCTCGTAGAGGCAGTCTGCGATTGCGTCCATGAAGAGGGAGGACTTGCCGACACCGTTCTGGCCGTTCACCATCGCCATGTGTACCGGGGAGAAGTCAAAGGATGCCTCCGTGTAGCTCCGGTAGTTCCTGACCTCAATCGTCCGGGGCATAAAGGCTCCGGCGTGTTTGCTGTCCTCGCGCCCATCGTCGGCCTGCTTGATGATCGGCGCGGCCAGCTCCATGAGGCGGGCCGCTTTCTCGCCGGTAATGTCGTTGGTCTCCAGCCAGCGTGACAGGCACTCGGCGGGGCCGTCGTGCTCTGTGAGCTGGTCCTTGGCGTCCAGGGCCTCCACGTCATCCGGGATAATCTCGGCCACATAAAACGCGCCGGCGTCCATCAGGCGCTTTTGCAGCTCGGCCCGGTTAAAGGCTTTTTCCTGCTCCAGTGTGCAGGAATACCGGACCCGGACCACGCGCCCCTCCACGTCCCCAGGATTGAGGGTACCGCTGGAGATGAAGTCGGCCACGTCCTGCTGCTTCATCGTCACCGTCCGGTGTACTCGCTCCGGGGTGCGCTGGAACTCCGAGACAACGCTCCGGTCTCCGTCTGAAAGCTGGTGCAGCCAGAAGCCATGAGCGGTCCCCTCATCGTTGAAAGTGAGCTGGTTCACGCTTCCGCAGTAGTAGGCCGGTGTGGTAGAGCTGAGGCGCTGGGGCTTGTGGATGTGGCCGAAGCAGGCCAGGTCCACGCCCGCCGCGTCGATGGTGGCCGGGAGGACCACCACGTCCTGTCCAGCAAGGAACGTGCTGCCATTGTCGGCCTCGCTCCCGCTTACCGTGTAGTGGGCCGTGAGGATGGAGGGGAGGCTCCTGTCCAGCTCCGTAGCCAGCCCCAGGATGATGTCGTTGACAAGGGCGGTGGCGTTCCGGTTCTCCGTCTCCTTGTCGGCGCCGGGGCAGAAGAGGCGCAGCCGCGCCTTGTCGAAGCCGGGGACGGCCATGATCTGGACCGGCCCCTCCGATGTCACCAGGCGTTCCACCCTCGGCTCGGTGTAAATGTGTAGGTTCTTGAGGTCCAGCGTCGCCTTGCGGATGACCTCAAAGGCGCGGGGGTTATCATGGTTCATCGTGCCGAACAGCAGCACCACCGCGTCGCTGTACTCGCACAGAGGGACGATGAAGCGGGAAATAGCGTCGTTGACGTCATCCAGGGCGGTATCGGCCCACACGCGGGACCGATTGAAGAGATCGCCCGCGATGATGGTCACGGTCGGCCCCTCCGTCCGGGCCTTGTTCACAATGGCGTCCATGCACCGCAAGGTGTCTTGGCGGCGCAGATTTGCGCCGTCCTTGGTGGGGCCTGCCAGGTCCCCCAGGTGAATGTCGCCGGTGTGCAGTATCTTAATCATGGCCTTTCGCCTCCTCATCCTCTCGCTTCTGCGCCCTCGCGCCGTCCAGGTAGGCCGCCCAATAGCGGGCATCGTCAAGGTTGTAGCCGCTCTCTTCCTCCAGCCGCTTTTCCGCGAACTCAATAACCGTCATCTCCGCGCTCCTTTCATCTTCTCCTGACACTCAGGGCAGAGGACCCGCCCATAGGTGCGCTGACTATACCCGGCAATGTCCTCCGCGCTCCACTTACGGCCATTCCTGCTCTGACCGCCGGTAATCTCCCGGCGGCACTCCGAACAGAACACGCCCTGCGGCTCCGGGTCCGCCCAATCCGGGGCAGCTCCGTACTCCGGCGATCTGCTCCAGCTATCCTCCGGCTCTTCCGGTGCCTCATCCCAGGGCATAGGCCCCTCATCCTCGTAGGGGGTGACGGTCTCGGCGGCCTGCGCCGCCGGGAGGCTCGCCCTGGACGCCTGGGTGGGCATCTCAAAGAGCATACCCATCGACTGGAGGTAGTTGCTCGCCACGGCCTGCTTGATTTCCGGGGCGTCCAGGTTGGGGACCACGCGGGCCACGACAAAGGGCTTTTTCAGTTCCTCGTAGGCGTAGGTCCCGGCCAGGCCCAGGGCGGCCCGGATAGCCCGCATAAAGGCTTTGCTCTCAGCCATGGCGGTGCGGTGGGGGAGGAAGCGCCTGAACTGTTGACCGTTGGCTCCGTCTTTCATCCCGGCGGCCTCCAGTGTGCAGTCAATCTCCTTGGTGGCTTTCATCAGCCGGAAGCCGCCGGACGGCTCCGGGACCCGGATAGTCACGGTGACGGCCACGTCATGGACGTGCTCACAGGTCCCGCACACCCTGGGCTTTCCGGTAGCTCGTGCCATTTCAATGCACCTCTGACAGCCCTCGGTCCGCTCGGTGGCGGTGTCCACGATGCTGATGTTGGCCGCCGCAGCCAGCTTCATGCCGCCTACCTTGGTGATGGCAAAGGCGCTGCTGGACTTTTCGTAGTAGATGTCCTTGCTCGGCCCTCGGTTGGAGCTGTCCTGCCGGACGTCGAGCTGGACCTCCGAGACGGTAATCCGCTGAAGGTTGCTCGCTACCTGCATGGTGGTGACTGGGACCAGGACGTTGTACTTGTCCTTGGGGTACTTGTTGAGTTGGACGATGGCATTTTCCATATTGGGTAATCTCCTTTCGGCTTGACAGGGCCGGTAGGAATGTGCTACAATAACTCCAGGTTAGTTATTTTCGCGCTTGGCCGCTTCCCGTTGCACCGGGGGCGGCCTTTTCCTTTCCTAAGCCAATCAAGATGATGTCGTTGATACTCTCTTCCAGCTTCCGCAGGAAGTCCAGGGCCTCCATAAAGTCGGTCCGCTCAGAGGCGTCTATCACGCCGTCAAAGGCGATTTCCTCCAGGCGGTCGGCTACATCTTGACCGTCCTCGATGAGCCGCCGAACCCTGAGCGTCGCATGGGCAAGAGGGCGGTCGGTGGCCGTTCTCCCGATTGCCCGCCCTACCGGACAGGTAGCGCAATACCTGGGTAGGATGTCTGGGCTTTGGTAGCACTCCGCATAGACCAGGGCGTCTTCTGGCTCCATCTCCACGTCGCCGCGCTCATGGCGTCCTATGGTCTCCGGCGAATACGGAACAACGGTTGACGCCGTTCCCCGGCTGACAAATCCAGCCCTCATCCTTGCCTCCCGCAGATATGCGGGAGGCTTTTTTGTTGCTGCGATAGCCACTCTCATTCACCCACTTTCTGGTATGATTTTGGTAGATGGTTCAGACCTGGGGCGCGATGCACTTCAACCGGCGGGCGGCTCTCATGGCGTTGTCGGTCAACTGCCGCTGCCATGCGCCTTGCGACGGCGCCCACCGGAAGCCCTCTCCCTTGAGTTCGGTTCGGATGTCCGCGTCGGGTTTCCCATCGAAGATGATCTGGAGGCGGTTCTCCGTGGTGTTCACCACGACCCGGCCCCCGTCGAACTCCCAGCCCTCCGGGGTGTTCTCGGTTCGCTTCTTGAGTTCTTCAATCCGGCCACGGATGCGCCGGATATTGGCGTTGTTATTCTGGAGCAAGTAGGCAGGGTAGCCAATGCGCCCGCAGAAGTCCGGCTCTCTGAGCTTGGCGATGTCCTCCGGGGTGTAGCCCAGCTCCGCGAGCTTGGCGTCTCCCTCGGTAGGGTCTTTCATGCGGATGGCGACGTTGGCGGCTTTCATCAGCTCCTGGTGCTTCTCCAGGGCGGCGAGCTTCGCCTCCAGCTTCTCTACGGCCTGCGGGTCATCGGAGCTGATACCGCCGGTGCCGACGCTGCGGATTTTATCAAGCAAGCCCTGGATGTAGTTCCACTCTTCCAGGTTGCGGTCTCTGGCCGCGTTCTGCCTCTCTTTCTTGCGGACCGGGAAGTTACCGCCGCCGGAGATCAGGATGGAGGGGCAGCGGGCCTCGATGGAGTAACTGGCGTTCATGTTCTCGGCCAGCTTGCGGCAGTAGATTTCCAGCAGCCGGTCGATTTTCTCATGGTACATGGGGTCCACGCGCTGCTTCTGGCGCTCGGCCAGCTCGGTAGCCGCGTCCACCATACGACGGTACTCGGCGGTCGCGCTCCCGGCCTTGTAGTCCCGAAAGCTGTTCATGTCATTGGCGCGGCGGGCGGCCTCTTCGTTGATGGTATGGTAGCTCATTTCTTCGCGGCTCCTTTCTTGGTCTTCACAATGCAGATCAGGGCGTCCGAGCGCCACATATCGTAGATGTCCTGGAGCTTGTTGGCGTTGCGGTAGTTCCGCATACTGTCATAGCGCTTCTTAGCCTCTTGCGGGGTATCGTACTCAAAGACCATGTTCTTTTTCTCGCTGTCCGCGAGGAATGCCTTGAGCGCGGTTGTCTCTTCGCTGTCCTTGCGGCTATTCTTCCGCTGGGGAAGCACTTGCAGATTGTAGGTTATTTTCACGCTTATTCCTCCTATGCCGAGTACACAAGATGGTTCTCGGTGATGATGTCTTCCCAGGTCATGCCGTCCGTGCCTGGGATGGGGTCATCCAGGCTCACAGTCTTAATGCGCCTGGATTGCTTGCGCTGCTCGTTGCCGATTGCACTCCGCATGGCAGCACAGGCGATGGTGGTAAACTCATAACGGTAAAGGTCCGGGCGGGCAAACCACCGCTTCACAGCCAGCAGATAGCCGAACACGGCAACGTCGAGGTATTCATCCACCGGGAGGCCCCGATGTCTGACGTACCACTCCACAAGCCGGTAATGCTGCTCGGCTACGCTCCGTTCCGCCGGAGACAGGGTCGTGAGGGTCTGACGCCTGCACATAGTACCCCCCCCCGCAGCTTCGCTTCATCGTTTCGGCCCCCTCTCAGCAGTAGATCGGGTCCTTGCCACGGGGGACGGTCTCGCCCTGGAAGCAGCAGCCGCAGAATTGCCAGATACCGTTAGGCCACTCTCCGGCCACACGCTTGAACGTGTAGTAAGTAGGCCGGAGCCGCCCGGTCTCCGGGTCCTCCCGGTGGGAGTACGGTTCGCCCATCTGAGCGCACCGGGCGCTCATCGAGGCCGGAGGCAGACAGTCCATGGCGTCATCCACAACGGCCTGCTCCACATAGTCGCCTATCTTGGCCTCGGAGTAGTTGAAGTTCTCCTGGGTGAAGATCGGCTTGCCGTTGTACTTGGCCGGGCGGTCCTGGCAGTCGCACCGCTCTCCGGGGTCAAGCGCCGCTCCGCAGCGGTCACACTTGTAGGTCCACATGATTTTTTCTCCTTTCCTTGACCGGTCCAGGTTCTCAGCTCCCAGCCGGTGAATACCAAGATTGCCGCGCTCGCGGGGATTGAAAAAGCCCCGGCGGTCTGGATTTGAAGCTGGATGACATCAATCATCAGTAGAATGAGGCGGGCCGTCACCATGGCCGCAAGGCAGAGGACGGACAGCCGGTAGTAGGCGCGGGCATAGCTCCGGCGTCTCTTGCTCTTCTCCATGGCTACGCCCCCCGTCTCGCGGACGCGTTCAGCTCATCCAGGCCGTAGCGCTCATGGAAATACCGCTTGATGACGCGCCCGTCACAGGTGCATTTGCCCTGGTTCTCCAGCTCGCGGTTGAGGCTCTTGATGACCTTGTAGCTCTTAGACTTGGAATAGCCCAAAATCTGCATCACGTCCTCCACGAAGTAGAACATATCGTGGGCGGTCTTGAGGGGCTTCATCGCCATGGGTCATGCCTCCTTTTGCTCGTAGTTCGCCATGTACTCCCGGACAATGGGGATGAGCTGGTGGCCTGCACAGCGGCCCGTGGTGGTCTCAATCAGCGTCGTGTACTTGACGCCGGACCGCTCGGCCAGCTCTTTCACCGTCATTCCGGTCTGTGCGGTGAAGAGCCGGACCTCAATGCCGAAGTCGGTCTTCGGCTTAACTCGGTTTGCCGTTCTCATGCTTGGTTCCTCCTTGTATCTAATTTATACGGCTTGTTTTTTGGGTCGTTCTGGTATATACTGTTACCAGGTGTCCCGGCGCGGAATGAAGATAAAATCTCCATCTACCGGGTCGCAGGGTTCACCGTCAAAGGCGTTGCCCTGCTTCGTGCAGATGTCTGGTTTCCGGCCAGCTCGCGGGTCCACGTCCACCAGGAGGCGGCCCGTTCCGTCATCGTAGACCGGGCGGCTCCAGCTATCTCGGCCACGGTGGAAGATGGGCAGCAGTCCGCAAGTGTGGGGGTGGTAGGCCACGCCCACGGCGTTCTCCAGCTTTCCAGCCGGCGTCCCGTAGATGCTTTCCCCGTTGGGGGTCAGCAGGGACAGCATCTCCGACATCGCGGCCCCGTCCCGGACGTGCCAGTAGGTGATCGGGGCGGCGTCGCAAACGACGCTGCGCCCTCCCGACCGGATGCGGATGACTTCGCACCCACAGTTCTTGCACTTCATCGGTATCAACCTCCAATCGCGGCCCGCTCCGGCGCACCGGACAGGCGAGTTGTCGGGTCAAATTGCTTGCCGTCCTGGTAGCCCAGGGCGCGGTAGGCGTCGCGCCAGCCGCCGGTCTTCTCCTTGCCGAAAGATGTCTTCTTGCCCATGTCGGCCATGTTGTCATCTACGGCCTTGGGGACCACCATCACAAGGCCCCATTCCTGGTGCTCTTCTTCCTGCTCGCGGAAAGCAGCCGCCACGCCACGGGTGAAGCCCCATCCGTAGGCGTTGCACTTCTCACGGTAGGTCCCGGACGGGTCGCTGGGGTCCCGCTTGATGTTGGCCTTGATGGAGGCCATCACGCAGTCGTAGGCGTAGAGGAAAATCCTCTTTGCAATCTCGAAGTCCTCTTCCAGCCCCACCAGGCCAATCCTGTTCGTCTTGCAGCCAGCGCCCCGGTTCCGGTAGGCCCGGCAGCAGTAGTGCTCCGCGATGATAGCGGAGAGGGAGACGGCCCAGGGGTTCGTCATAGCGGTGCAAGTGACGTCCAGGACCTCCCGGATGACTTTCACCTTGTCGGCCTTAACGACCTCTTCCGGCCTGAGCTTGTGCTCAGCCATGAGTTCGCGGGCCTTGAGCAGCGCGGCCTTGGTCTCGTTCTCATTCGGGCTTTCTGCCAGGGCCAGCAGCTTAGCGATTTTGTCCTTGATGTTGGTTGCCATTTGGTTAGCTCCTTTCGCACTTGGCCGCCGTTGCACCGGCGGTTTACGGCCTCTTGGTGTTGTAGTCCTTGAGCCTGATTTGGAGGGTGATTTCCTGCTTCCCGATGACCGCATACTCCAGGCGGGCTTCCAGAACTCCGGGGGACCCGTGCAGCTCCAGCCACCGCAGGCTCTTTGCGGTTCCGATGGTCTTAGGTCCCTCCTTGACGGTCACGGGAATATCATCGCTCGCCGCTCCGATGCAGCAGAGGAAAGACAGGACGCTTAGCCTCTTAGCCAACTTCATTCTCTCCTTTCAGCCATTCCAGGCACTCGGCCTTGGTTCCAAACTCTTCCGTCCAGGCATGGCCGGTGCTGTTGTCAATCCCGGTCCAGGTGCCGCCGGCCTCTCCCACCAGGAAGAGGCCCAGCGGCTCATACCGCCCGGTCTCAAAGCCGGAGGCCAGCAGATCGGCGGCCTCGGCCTGGGTGATTTCCTGCGGCTCCATGGCGTCTACTCCTTGTGGGCCGCCCGGTACGCCCGGTTCCGGGCGGTGAGGGCCTGGAAGAACTGCTTGCCGTTCTCAATCCCGCCCAGGATGCAGTCAAGCTCCCGCTCACAGGCCGCCTGCTTGTCTGCGTCGCCGCTCAGAAAGTGGGCCGCGATTTCGGCGTCCAGCTCGCACAGCCGCATTTCCGTTTCATAGTCAATCTCGGTGCTGCTCAAGGAGTAGATGTCGGTCTCAGTGACATCCACCCACCGGACGCCCTTGTAGACCTTGCCGGTAAACCGGGTGACGATACCGTCAATCTCGGCTTCCTGTTCCTGCATAGCCTTGTTGACCGCGCAGCAGGCGAAGCTATTTTCCATGCCGCTGTCCCGCATGGCCTCGCAAGCGCCGATGAGCTGCTGGTAGCAGTTCCAGGCGATGCGCCGGTCATCATGGGTTTCCTCGAAGCTCTTGAGGATGTCCGCGTACTTGTGGGTGAGGACTTCGCGGTGCAGATCGTACTTGTTGCGTTCCATAGGTCAGTTATCCTTTCCGCCGGTTGCACCCGGCCTTGTGGCTTCGGGATGGTCCAGAGGTTGCCGTTCGTACCGCCGTTACCGCCTGCCGGTCATCCCCGGAGCTATGCCCGCTTCCGACCCGGCTTTCACTGCCGCTTCCTGTTTTATCCTCTGGCCCGTTCCCTGGGCCGTTTGTTTTTGGGTTTTTACCTTATTCCTTTGGCTTGATTATATTATACCACATATGCGTGTTAAGTCAATAATATTAGCAAGCGAATGTGAGAAAATTTTTACCTTATTTTTTGGGTATTTTGTATTCCAGATTGGAGGTGTCTGAATGACGATTTGCGAGCGACTGTTTGAAGAGCTTGACCGGCGCGGCCTGACGGCCTACGGTCTTTGCCGACACCTCGGAGTGGCTACAAGCGTCACTACTGGATGGAAACAACGTGGGACGGACCCGCCTGCAAAATACGTGGTACGCATTTGCGAGTTTTTGGGGTGCTCAATCAGCTACTTCCTGACCGGCAGCGACACGGAGCCAGAAACAAAAAAATCGCCCGCCCCCGGAATATCCGAGAACGGGCGAGAGATGCTGGAGCTTTACGAGAAGCTGCCGGAACGGGAGCAGATACTCTTGATAGGCCGCCTCCAGGAAATGACCGCGCCCCTGCTGGGCGAAGTCAAAAAGGGCGGAACCACCGAGGCCGCGTCCTCAAGCGGACGGGCCGTGTAATCTACGTCGATTTCAGGGGGTGATACCATGCAGAAGATAAGCCCGCAGACCGAGGCGCGTCTATCGGCCGGCGTCCAGAAGTTCCAGCCTATCCTACGCCGCGCCCAGCTTGCGGGCCGGAATGAGAGCGACACGGTAATGATAATCACGGACATTCTCTGTGAGGTCTTCGGCTATGACAAGTACGAAAACATCACTTCCGAGCTGTGCATCAAGCAGCAGTTTTGTGATCTGGCCGTCCAGCTCAACGGCAAAGTCCGCCTGTTGCTGGAGTGCAAGGCGGTGAGCGTGGCCCTCCGGGATGTCCACGTCTCCCAGGCCACAGGCTATGCGGCCAGCGCGGGGATTGATTGGGTGGTGCTCACCAACGGTATCACCTGGAGAATATACCAGGTCCTCTTCGGGAAGCCGGTGGAGACGGTGCTTGTCTGCGAGTTCAACTTCTGCGAGCTGAATGTGAACCGGCCAGAGGACTACGCGCCCCTCTACGCGCTGAGCGTCGAGGCTTTCCAGGAAGAGGGCAACGCGGCCCTGTCCCAGCTCTACGCCCAGCGCCGGGTCCTCAACCGCTTCATAGTGGGTCAAGTCCTCTTGAATGACTGGATGATTGGGACCATTCGCCGCTCCCTGGAGCGCCACTACCCAGGCGTGAAGATGGATGACGGGGAGGTCCGGCGCATACTCCGGGAAGAGGTCTTCCGCCATGAGATCGTCGAGGGACCCCAGGCAGAGGACGCCCGCCGGGACGTGGACGCCGCCAACGCCCGGATGCGGGCCGCGCAGAAAGAGCGTCGGAAATAGCCTGTTGAAAACTCTGTGGAAAAGCTGTTGAAAACTGGACCACCGAGAAAGCGGCCCGGAAAATAAGGTATCAATTGATACCGCATTTCAGAAAATAGGGTATCAATTGATACCGCAAACCCAAAAAATGTGGTATCAATCAGCACCCCATAATAAGACAGTATGTATATAAGACTTAGTAATTATAATATTCCTCTATGCGCGTGCGCGTGCGCGAATAGAGCGTACATCGGTATTGGAGGTTGTGAACTGTGGAAAACTTGCCTATCGGCTATCTGAGCTGTCGGAGCTGCGGCTCCATCGAAAACTGCGCGGACCTGGTCTCCGGCCTCTGCCCTGTATGCCGGAGGGAGAGGGCAGCCCACCTTGCCCAGCTCCAGAGCGACTACCAGGAGGCGCTGCAAGCCGGGGACCCCGCCGCCTCTGTGGAGATCGCCCAGCTCATCCGGGACTACCAGCAGTCCGAGGGCGTCCGGCTCAAGAACGTGCCAGAGGCCTACCGGGTCTCCTGAAAAGGGGCCTGTGCGTATTTGGCCCGTGGGAGGCCCTATAAGCGTTTCTCCGCTCCGGGGGTCCTGGTATATTCATAGACCCCCTATCGTGGCTCCTGGGCCGTCCTGCGCCCGCTCTGGCATGAATTTGGGAGACTTCCGAAAGGGTGATTGAAATTCCAGCATACAAAGACGAACTGAGGAACACATGGTACGCGTCGTTTTACTACACCGACTGGCAGGGCAAGCGACGCCTCAAAAAGAAGCGGGGCTTCCAGCGCAAGAAGGACGCCCAGGCGTTTGAGGAAGAGTTCTTGCGGACCCGCGCCCGGAGCTGTGACATGACCTTTCGCTCTTTCGCAGAAATCTACCTGGGGGACATGGAGCCGCGCCTTAAGCGGACCACCATGCAGAACAAGCGGTATCTCATCGAGCACCGGGTCCTCCCGTTCTTCGGGGACCTCCCGCTCAATGAGATCACCCCGGCCCACGTCCGCAAGTGGCAATCGCAGCTTCTCGCGGACAAGGTGGCCCCGACCTATGCAAAGACCATCAACAACCAGCTTTCGGCCATATTCAACTACGCCTGCAAATACTACGGCCTGGGTATCAATCCGGCCCGCCTCGCCGGTAGTGTGGGCAAGAAAGACGCCCAGGAGATGTCATTCTGGACGGTGGAGCAGTTCAACCAATTCATACCCCACGTCAAGAAGCTGCCCGCCCGGACCGGCCTATCGGTTCTGTTCTGGACCGGCCTGCGGATAGGGGAGTTGCTGGCGCTCTGCCCGGAGGACATAGACCTGGAGGCCCGGACCCTTACCGTCCGCCGGAACTTCCAGAGCGTAGAGGGCGAAGAGGTCATAACGGACCCAAAGACCCAGCGAGGCCGCCGGGTGATACCGCTGCCGGAAAAGCTGTGCGATGAGATACGGGCCTATGAGAACGCCCTATACGACCCCCAGCCGGATGACCGGCTCTTTCCGTTCACGAAGCACTACTTCCGGCGGGCGATGCTCAAGGGATGCGCGGAGGCCGGTATGGACCCTATCAGGCTCCATGATCTGCGTCATTCCCACGCAGCCCTGCTCATCCACCTGGGGACGCCTATCCTGCTGGTGAAAGAGCGCCTGGGCCATGAGGACATACAAACGACGCTGCGGACCTATGGACACCTGTACCCCACCACCAGCGATGAAGCAGTCAAAAAGATGGATGATTTGATGCGTTAATGCCAAAGTAATGCCACGGAAACAGAAAAAGCCCCGCAAACCCTTGATTTATCAGGGCTTGCGGGGCTTTTGTACTTTATTCCCACTCGATGTTGACAGCTTTCAAATAACGATTGGTATCCATATTCAGTTCCTCACTCTGACAGTTTTCCAAGACACCCGCTGAGCAGAAGTCCTTC